CAACTCCTGATGTAACGGACTTCAACAGATTGCTAGATGGTGCTCAGGAGTTCGTGGAGATCTTACAGGAAATAAAAAGCTCCGGAGATATCCAAAAGTCACTAGAAAACAAACCAGAATCAATTAGAAAGGGTGAAATCGATATGAAAAAAGAAGATATTGAAAAATTACTTGATGATAAGTTGTCTCCGTTGACTGAGCGCTTAGACAAGATGCAAGAGGAAGACAAAGGCGATGGAGAAGGAGAGAAAGACAAACAAGGCGATAAGGATGATAAAGGCAATGGTGAAGAGCCTACAGCAGAAGAGGCTATGATGAAGCAATTCACTGATGCGCTTGACGAAAAGCTATCACCAATTGCAAAACGTCTTGAAACAGTGGAAAAGGCGCGTGGTGTTTCCAATCAAGCAGATCCAGACAATCACCAAGCACAGCAAGAAGAAGTTAAAAAAGGATACATGCGCCACTTTGGCTAATGTAAAGGAGGAAAATTAATGACTATTAATAATCAAGATATTCTTAACAAAGAATCAACAGTAGCAAGCATCAAGAAGAATTTAGATATTCCAATGGCTGTTAAAGACGCAGAGCAGTTTCTAGTTGACACAATCAACACTGCCTCAACGCTACCAAAGCTTACTCCTATTTATAAGGATGTGGCAGCAGGAAATATTGATGCGTTGGCCGTAGGGCGTCGTAAGATTCGAGAAGCGGGTAAAGATGACACTGCGACAGGAACAGGTTCTATATCCCATCGTCAAATCCCTTACGCTGTACGTAAGGTGAAGTGGGACGAGTGGTTGCAGAATGATGATGTGTTTTACTCCATGTCTGCTCGTGGCGACAATGCGGAAACCAAAGTTATTAGCATGATTCAGCGACAATTCGGGGTGGACTTGCAAGACTTGATCTTTAACGGCGACACGGCTGCAGTAGAAGATGCGGATTTCCTAGGCATTCTTGATGGGTTCGTAAAGCAAATGAAGAAATCTACAAACAAAACAGACTTAGCTGAGAACGAACCAACTATTTTGGATTTTGTTAATCACATCCAGTTGCTTCCGGAGCGCTTTAAAAGCTTTCCTGACATTGCTTGGTTTATTACTCAGAAAACGAATGACAAATTAGTAGCCTTGGTTGCTAATCGTGAAACTGGGTTCGGTGATGCCGTTCTACAGGATGGAAAAATCACTCGTTTAGCAGGCTATCCAGTCGAAGTTGTTTCCGAAATGCAAGGTGGTTTCGCCGCGCTAACTCCTAGAAGTAACTTAAAGCCAGTGTTTACACGTCAATTACGCTACATTCGTACTGCTGACGGCTCTACTGCTGCAGCTAAGGATGCAACGTACCATGTTCTGTATGCATACCTGGACGCTATTATAAAAGAAGTGCCGGCAGTTGCTTGGATGACTGGCGATAAGCTTTAAAAAGGAGGGGCAATAATGTCTGAAGTAATATATAAGCATAAAACAGGTGCGCTTCACATTTCAGGTGGGCGCTTTTTTTATGCAAATGAACCGGTCGAGGTTTCTGACGTTGACTTCTTGTTAAAAACTTACGTTGACCTTAAGGAAGTGGAAGGTACTCCAGAAATTCCCGACAATGAAGGTGAAGAGAATAGTGGAGAAGATGACGGAGGCGACATTCACCCAGAGGATCCGGAAGGTGAAGAATACACCGAGGCATCCCTTAAAAAGCTAAACGCTGAAGAGCAAAAGGAAGTCATCATCTCTTTAGGTGGGAATCCTGAAGAAACAAACAATGCAGATGAACGAATTGCATTGATATTGCAATTGCAGGAAGAACAAAAAGAGTCTGGGGAGTGATAGGCATTGTCTATTACCCCTGCTGACCTAAAAGACTACAGCACATTTGAAGCTGTCCAGAATCGACCGGAGCCACAATTGGAAATGGATATTCTTGAAGCTGAAACGTACATCGATGGCAAGTTAGAGAATCTTGTTAGTAAACACGCTCCATTGCCACCTAAACTGCGTCTTGCTTTATTGAAAGTAGCGCAGTTCTTTGCGTTGGCAAACAGTGATGAGTCTATGGTGAAGGGTTATAAGTCTGAAAAAATCGGAGACTACTCCTACACTCTTGCTGATGGAACCTCATTGACTATGCCGGATGTATCTGGGTTGCTGGCTGACTTCATGCCGGAAGATGAGGAGAAAACAGATGGATTTTTCTTAAGGATGCGGTCCATATGAGTTATGAAAGCCTGTTAACTGACCGATGTGATATTTACCATTTGAAAGAACGTAATGTCGGTGACGGTGGGAACTTCGGGGTTCCGAGTGAAGATGTGCAGAAGGAATATTACTACGATGATGTTCCTGATTGCGAAAATGTGAAGTCTTACTTTACAGAAAGCAATCAAACCATCGTGCAAGGTGAACCTAATGCTGTTATTAGTCAAAGGTATCATGTTCACTTTCCTATATCCGCAGACATTCGGACTAATAGCAAGGTTGTTTGGGATGACATCTCCTTGAAGGCTCAAAAGCCAAGGAAAATAAAGAATCATCATCAGGAAGTCACGCTTGTTAGGAGTGATAATCTGTGAAGTTTGAAATTGACGGGCTGAATGAGTTTATGACGGCAATATTAGATGCTTCCGATGGTGACTTGAAAAGACAATATGCGGAATGGCTTGAAGCTATGGGCATGGAGTTTCTGGACCTTGTACAGGATGAGATTATTCGCACTAAGACAGTCGATACAAGACAGTTATTAAACTCATTTGAAAAGGGTGCAGACGGACATTTCTGGAGTATGGATATAGGCGGGCTTGTCCTGGAAGTTGGAACTAATGTGCACTATGCAAGTTATGCAAACGATGGTCACTTTGCTGTTAACATAAACTCCGGAAAGGATAGGCGCTGGGTGCCTGGTCGTTGGTCCGGTGATAGATTCATTTATGAACCAGGTGCCGAAACAGGCATGTTGCTAAAGCAACAGTGGATTGATGGTTCCGGATACTGGGATAGCGCACTGGCTATATTCGAAAAGTTATTCGATAAAAGCCTGGATAGGCGTTTGCAAGAGTGGATGGATGCCACATTTTAAGGAGGTGGTGCATTGAATCCAGAAGTAGGGTCAATTATGGCCTATTTTTATAGCCTGTTTCCGGTCAAAGTTTATACAAGAGAGGTTCCTGTCAACTTTGGGACACCTTCCATGTATTTTCCGAGACCTTTCTCATTCGATGGGAACGATACAACGTCAACATTCTTAAAAACTTACAATCTATCAGTGAAGTTGTTCCATAAAGACTCACAACAAGCTGGATTTGAAGCAGAGAGAATCGCTGACAAGGTTAGAAGTAAACGGAATGTAATACCTATCGTCGATGATAAAGGCGCTGAAACAGGTGATTTTATCCGCTTTACAAAGCTGGAAACAAGAGAAGCGGACAAGGGAGTGTTCAGCATCGTTTTAGATTGGGACAGTCGTTACTATTACGAGAAGCCTGACTGGAACGCTGCAACATATTTCGAATTTAAAAGCGGGGTGAAGTAATAATGTCAAAAGGAAAAAATAATAAAGAGCCCGTCACTAAAAAGGAAGCTCCTGTAGCGAGTAAATTTCCTTTAAATGACTTAAGAGAGCACAGTCAAGAACTTTTCGGCGTTAAGCCAGAGGTCATTGACGGTGCTTTTTTTCGTGTCAAAGAATCGCAAATCACGAAAGATGCTGCACAAAAATTAATTCAAGATTTCTTGAAAAGGGAGGTCAAATAACATGAATGGTGGAACTTTTACACCCGGATCCGAAAAGGTGCGTCCGGGTATTTATATGAATTTTGAGCTAAGAGCAAGTGAACGTGTAACTTCCGGGGAACGAGGACGCGTGGCATTGCCTGTGGTATTGAATTGGGGAGAATCTAAGAAACTCATTGAAATTACTAGCGAAAAAGACGCAAAGGACAAATTAGGGTTGGACATTTCCGATCCATCGATGTCATTGGTTCAAGAAGCAAAGAAAAACAGTAGCACTGTGCTTGTTTACCGCGTAAACGAAGGCGAAAAAGCTACTGCGGAGCTTGGTGGTGGCGAAGAAGGGAAAATCACTGTTACTGCTAAATATGGCGGTTCCAAGGGTAACGACATCACAATCCAAGTGTCGGAAAACGTGCTGGACGCCAAACAAAAAGACGTTGTCACTTTTGTTGATACGAAAGAAAGGGATCGCCAAACTGTAGAAACTGCAGCCGACCTGGTAGGCAACAAATACGTTGACTTTTCCGGAACAGGAACGCTTAAAGAAACTGCAGGAACGCAGCTGGCTGGCGGTGAAGATGGTACGGCTGACACGGAAGATTATACAGACTTCTTGGCGGCCGCGGAAACTGAGTACTTTGATTCTATCGGTCTACCGGTTGAGGACAAGGAACTCAAAACCACATTTGCATCGTTCGTCAAGCGGATCCGAGAGAAGCAAGGCTTTAAAATAGCAGGTATTGCTGCGGGACATGCCGCTAATTACGAAGGGATCACCAATGTTACTAATGGCGTTGTGTTAGAAGGTGGCCGTAAATTATCAGCATCCGAAGCGGTTGCTTGGGTAGCTGGTGCATCTGCCGGCGCTACATTAAGGCAGTCGTTAACGTTTATGACGTACCCTGGAGCCGTTGATGTTAGTCCTAAATATGACAATGACGAGATTAAGAAGCGACTGCAAAAGGGTGAGTTCCTTTTCACTTACGATTCCCGTGACAAAACGGTATCTGTTGAACAGGATATCAACTCTTTGGAAGGTTCAAATCGTTTCACTAAGAACAAAATCATTCGTATATTGGACGCGATCAGCAATGACGTTGTTCGTAGTTTAAAAGAATCTATTAAAAACCGCAAGAACACTGGTGAAGACATCCCTGCTAACGCAGATGGTGCTTCCATAGTTAAAACTGCAATCACTGTATATCTAAACGATTTACAGGACAACTCGATCATTCAGAACTTTGATCCTTCTGATGACTTAACTGTAGAAGTCACGAATGCTGGGGATGGGTTTAACATTGATCTTGCTGTCCAACCGGTTGACAGCGCTGAAAAATTTTATATGATTGTATTAGTGGATTGAGCAGAATATGAAATACTAATGTAAGTGTGCTATAATTAAATAAAAGCACATGAGGTGGTATTTCGTGAGAAGCGATTTCATCAATATAATCGGAAAAAGGTATGGCAGATGGACGGTGTTAGAGTACGCAGGGAAAAACAAACACGGACAAGCCACTTGGCTTTGCAGGTGTGACTGCGGAACTGAAAGGGTAGTCAGGGGTCTAGGGGGAATTCGGTCGAAGTCATGTGGGTGTTTGCAAAGAGAAACTGCCAAAAGTTTATCGTGGGTGAACAAAACCCACGGTGACTACGGCACCTCTTTGTACAGAGTATGGGCAGCCATGAAAAGGCGATGCAACAACCACAATGTCAGAGAATTTAAATGGTATGGCGGTAGGGGAATTTCATACTGCGACGAATGGGAACAATATGAAACCTTTAAAAAATGGGCCATTGATTCAGGGTATAAACCGCACCTTACCCTTGATAGAGACAACACCAACGGAGACTACGAACCATCTAATTGCCGGTGGGTGTCGATGAAAGAGCAGCAGCATAATCGAAGGAATAATATTTGGGTCGAAACAAATGAGGGTCCAATGATTATTGCTGATCTAGCTCGAAAAACCGGCATATCTGATAAAATTCTATATCAGCGTTATCATGAAGGCGCTCGAACAGTTGAAGAATTGACAACATCAAAAGAAAGAGTAATAAACATCGAATATGAAGATCAATTCTATACACTTAAAGAAATAGCAGAAAGGCATAGTTTAAAATATAAGACAGTCTGGATGAGGTATAAAAGAGGAGCAAGATCATACGAAGATTTATCAAAGGGAGTCCAATAATGGGCTCTCTTTTTCTATTCATAAAAAGGGGAGTGAAGATGAATGAGAGGCCGTAATGCGATTAGCGGAAAAGAAGGGAAGTTGTTTCTTGAAGGAGAAGAACTTGCCCACATTAAAAACTTTGAAGCAACAGTTGAGAAGGAAAAAGAGGAAGTGCCAGTTATGGGGCGCCGGATGATGGGTCATAAATCTAACGGTGGAACCGGAACAGGCACAGCTACATTCCATAAGGTGACTAGCCGATTTATTCAGATTATGAAAGAGTACATGAATACCGGAGTTGATCCGTATTTCACAATGCAGTCTGTTCTAGATGATAAAACATCTGGGCGTGGCGTTGAGCGAGTGACTTTATATGACGTTAACTTCGACAGTGTTGATGTAGCGAAGCTTGACGTAGAAACAACGGCATTGGAAGAAGAAATTCCGTTTACTTTCGAGGATTTTGATGTTCCAGATGCATTAAAAGACACATTCGATTGATTGAAAGAGCGATTAATTTCGCTCTTTTTTAATACTTAAAATCTATTAATGAGGAGAATTGACATGACAAACGAAAACAAAGACCAAAACCAAGAGGTAGTAGAGGAATCATCAATGGATTTATCATTTTTTATGCCTGGAAAAGCGGAGCAAGTTGAGGTTGTTGAGGCACCTATTTCACAACGATTCAAAGATGCAAAAGGAAAAATCATCCCCTTTCAATTCAAGCCAATCACAACTGATCGCGTCGATGAATTGGAAAAATTCCACACAAAACCAGTCATTAAAGGCAATAAAAAAGTCGGTGAACGTGTGGATCAGGCCCGATTCATGGCTCACATTGCAGTTGAATCTACCATTTATCCAAACTTCAAAGATGAAAAAATGCGAAAAGCATATAAATCAGAGGATCCAATCGAGATTGCCAAGAAGGTACTCAACGTTGTTGGCGAGTACACGAATTGGATGTCAAAAGCATCTGAAGTAAACGGATTTGAAGATTCATTAGATGATCTGGAGGAAATTGCAAAAAACTCATAAGAGACGGGGATAAAGAAGCTGTTTATCTGTACTATGCAATGATCGAGCTTCAATATTCCCCGTCAGATCTCATTGAATTGTACGAAGCACCTTACAAGTATAAGGCTTTACTATACGCGAATATCAGTTTCAAGTTAGAGCAACTTGCTGAGGAAAAGAGAGAAATGGAAAGGAAAAATAAGAAAGGAGGTAAATAAAATATGGCCAAACTGACAGCTCGTTTCGATATGCAGGACAGGATGAGTAAAAAGCTCAAAAAAATGCATGGTAATTTGGAAGCTCTTGAAAAGTCTCGTGATAAAATCAACAAACCAATGATGCTAGAAGTGCGAGACAACGCAACAAGGCAAATGAAGAGGGTAAACAAGGTAGCTGAAAAAGCAACGCAGTCACGCACAATTACGATGAGTGTAGTTGACAATATATCGAAGCCCACTGAAAAGATAAGTCGGTATATCAAGCGCAAGTTTCCAAAAACCCATAGTCTAATGATTTCCGTTAAGGACAAGGCCACTGGTCAGTTGAACTCGATTAATAACTTTATAAAGAGACGCATGCCTAGGACTCACGAGATCATCATGAGAGCGAGAGATCGGTCCAGGACAGTACTGGAAGGAATCAATCGATATTTAGGCAAGAAACTGCTGGGCTTACATGTGTTTGAAGTCATGGCGAGAGATAGAGCTATGCCAACGATGCACAAAATAGCCAATTACGGCAAAAGAGCATTGGCTAAAGGGTATACTTTTTCTGTCCGTGCCATCGACATAGCCACTAAAACTGTCAGTCGTATTGCTTCATTTGCTGGGACGGCCTTGCCGAAGTATCGTGACTTTACGATAAGAGCGATTGATAAAACTGCCAGAGTAATTGGAGGAGTTAAAAGGGCGCTATTCTTTATACCTAGTATGATTACGGTCACCCTAGCGGTCGTCGGGATGGGCAGATTAGGACAATCCACGATAGGTGCTGCAATGGATTTTGAGGGCTATGAAATTGCAACGAAACATTGGCTCGATGGAAATGAGAAAAGGGCAAATGAATTAGTAGAGTGGATGAGGAATTACACAAACAAGACACCATTTGATTCACCCGATCTATTCCCGGCTTTAGCTAGAGGTATCGGCGTTGCTGACGGAAATGTTAAAGAGGCTAAGGAACTACTTAAAATATCCACGGATATGGCTGCTTTGACACCGAATCGAACAGTAGAAGATGCCATGGAAGCTTTAGCCGATGCTAGTATGGGAGAATTTCAAACGCTCAAAAGTTTCAACGTGAAAATGACCCAAGAGGACTTCGCGGCCGGTGGTGGCTGGGAAGGCTTTTTGTCTGAAATGGTAGACACCTTTGAAGGTGGTGCTGAAGAATTTTCGAGTTCAGCACGAGGCCTAACAAATAAATTAACCGGTTATATCACGGCATCCTTTCGTGAAGCCGGAGACGGCATTCTTGAGGCAATGAAGCCACGCTTAGAATCAATGAGTACATGGATTGATAACAACCAAGATAAATGGATGGAGTGGAGAGACACTGTTCAGCAAGCCGGAGAACAAGCCGGGGACTGGGTGTTTACTAAATTGGAAGGTGCTTTTTCATACCTTCGCGACAACTACCTTGAAAACGACGAATTCAAAAACCTTGATTTTGAAGGGAAAGTTAGCTTCATCATGGACGACTTGGGAGACTGGTGGGATAAAACTGGACGTCCTTTGATGGTAGAAGTCAGCAAGGATGTCGGAGAAGCAATTTTTAAAGGCGTCACATGGGGACTCAAGGAAGGATTTAAAGGCATTGGATCTATGTGGACAGATGCTTTCAAGGATCCAAGTGTTGGTAGCTTCGCAAGTGCCGGAATTGCCACAGCTATAGGTGCATCCATTGTCTCCTTGTTGGTGAGTCCGTTGATTAAGGCGTTTAGAATTGGAAAGTCAATTCTTTGGGATGCTCCCAAGTGGTTATATGGATTACTTGGAGGAGGTAAAGGCAAAGGTCCGAGAACTCCTGGTGGACCAGTGGCTGGAGGAAGGAAACCAAAAGCACCAAAACAACCGAAACGAAGAAAGCCTGATTATAGACAGCCGTGGTTTAACAGAGGCACTAAGCCAGAATTAAATACACCGAATAAAAAAGCACCTAAGGGTTTATCTAAATCGTTATCTAAGCTAGGTAATTTTGGAAAAAGAATCCCTGTACTCGGAACTGCCTTGGGTGGCTTGTCATTACTTACAGCTCCCAAAGATGAAATGGCGGGCACTATTGGCGGTATCGGAGGAGGCATGGGTGGAGCTTCTGCAGGTGCTGCAATTGGCTCTATTTTCCCAGGGATAGGCACGGCGATAGGCGGAATCATCGGTGGTATTATTGGTTCAATTAGCGGTACTGCTTTAGGGGACTGGTTTGGTGATAACTGGTCAGCAATAAAGGAAGGCGCGTCTGATACAGGCGCTTGGATTAGTGAAAAGTTTAGCGATGCCATGACGGGAATCGGCG